GCACGCCTCGCTTGCGCATTGACTCTTTCGACTCAAGTACGATACGCTGCGCACTGTCATAGCGGTAAGACGGGCCGACCGCGTCGGACTGGAACATCGAGTCATCCGGCAGCGACACGCCCACAGGATCTTGAAGCCAATCACGTGAGCGCATCCACATTTCAGCGCGGCGGTTCTTGGGGCCGGGCGCCAGTTCGCCATTTTCGAGCCGAATGTCAGGTTCCTGTGGCTCCCCGCCGAAGTTGACGCCGACCACGCAGTCATCATACTTGGCGCCAAACGACTTGACCAAGTCATACACGCCAGCGCCAAGGCCGCCGGTGTCGATGAACATGCGCGCTGGGTCGTCCTATCGATGGTTTCCTTCTTGAGAACTGCGCGGCCTCGCCGCCAGACGATGGCGAACAGGTCATCACCAAAGCGAGCGGGGTCAACACCAATGACCAGCGGACCGATAGGCTCAGGGATATCGAACTTGCGCGCACGCAGAACGAGGTAACTCTTAATGAAGCTATCGTGTCCTGTGGCCTGAAAAGCTTCGTCCGCAGTAGCAGGGTACTCCTGCTTGAAGAGCATGGGGTCCTTGAGCTCAGCCATCTTTGCGCGGCGCCACGCCATCTGCTCCATGTCGAGACCATGAAGCTGCGCATACTCCCACTCGCTGATATCCTCACCGGCCATTTTCTCATGGCGAAGGACAAACTTCTCCGGCACGCGCCGCCGATAGCCCTTTTCCCAGAACCAAGGCGAAAAGAAAGCAATGAAGTCACCGATGCCAGCTTCAGCCTGCTGCCACCGCTCATAGAACTCTCCGGTTATTCCGTTGGCGGTAGACTCGAGGATGATTTCGGTGCCGGGCAGATCTGGGATCGCCTGGATCGATGACGCAAAGTGGTCTGCCGCATTAGGCCAGAAAGCGACCTCAGACCCGTGAAAAAGCTGAATAGTGCGCGACCGGCCCACAGCTTTCTGACCAGCGGTGGCAACGACGTACCCTGAGTCGAGTTTGTCAAAGAGGAGTTCCTTCGCGTTGGCCGCGCCGGTATGGGGCTTCAATGGCGTGTGGTCGTGGTAGCGAACAACCATGCCAAAGAGGTTGTCGGTGGCAGACTGCTCGTGCGTCAGAATAAAGACGCCGACGCCGTGGTTCAAACTCGACCTATGATAGAACCGACCACCGACGTAAGTGGAGAAGCCCTGCTGGCGCGCCTTTAGTATGAGCGCACGCACCTTGCCCGTCTCGCGCTTTTGCTTCTCCAAGGCCGCGTGAAGCTGGATCTGCGCGTGGTTAAAGGCGAATGGGAGCAGCTTCCCATCCTTGCCCTTGATCTTCAGGCACGCGGGCGCGTACTTCGATAGGTCTCCGCGAAGTTCCGCCAGAAATCTCAGCTGCTCCGCCTCAGTCACGGTCCGTAACTCGGCTGCCCAGAGCCTTGGCCCTGCTGCCCACCGCCCCCGAAGTATTTGCTCACAAGATACGACCCTGTATCCGGCCCGACCGTGGTGGGAATCATTTGCTGAAGGCCCGGCGCGCCGCCCTGCTGTCCCTGGAGCTGAGACCCGGACGCCAGAGGATTCATCGGCTTCGGACCCAGAGCATTCTGAATACCGGAGCGCACGTCCTGCCGCCAGCCGTTGACCGTGGACCCTATCTGGTTGAGTGTATTCATGAAGTCCCCCATTACTGGTACTCCGGTGACTGCGCCATGGCTGCGCCCTTGGCTGACGAGTTGGTGGGCGGCGCGGCGGGGTTAACGCCCTTCATGGGCTTCTTCTTCCGCATCAGCGGGCTGACACCCGACTGCGGGTCATTCATTGAGTTTGCGTACTTGCCCATCACTCGTCTCCTTCGTCAGTAACCACGCGGGCATCCAGGTCAATCAACATCGCCTCGTGGCGCCCATACTCAAGCAGATCATGCCCGACCTGTGCGGCGGCATCCATAACCGAGTGCCCGGCGCTCCCTTCTTCCGAAAGCTTCTGCAGAAGAGTCTCCAGAGGAAGCGAGACCGAAGCCTCCACGCTTTCCTTGGGAACCAGCCGCGCCCACAGTCGATAGAACTCCGTGGGGTTCGCGCGGCCCCAGACCACCAGCGCGGGCACGCCGCCCATAAGGTCGAATGCTTTGGCGAGATTGTCACGAGCAGTGACCGTGACTCTCGGGCTCGCGCGGCCCCCTGCTGCCTTCTTGGATTCCTCGATGCCGAGGCGCTCTTTTTCGACTTCTACCAGCTTCTCGAAGTCCGTGGTACCTTCGGCGGCCTGACTGGCCATGGCGAGCGTGCGCTTTTCGTGGCGGCGGCGTGCGCGCGACTCTTTGCGGGCTAGTCGCCTCGCCTCGTCGGCTTCCCGCTCTGCCTTGGTAATGAAGTTCTTTACTGCGCGTGCCACTATGCTTCTCCGCCCTGTAAGATTACGAAGACTCTCCGGTGCTCCCCTAAGCCTAGCCTTCTCCGGTGCTCCGGCTAGAAAGTCCTACATAGAAATTCACCTCGAGCGCTAATCGTAGGTACCCCTATCATAAAGCGCAGCCGCGCGCCGCAACCCTACCCCCGCCCACCAGTACCTGAGCCCCTGAGCCATGAAGAGAGCCCGCCATGGTGCGAATACGACTCTTAATCATCTCTGTTAACCATGATGATTAACCAAACTCAGTAATCAACTAACTCATTCAAACTAATACGGAAATCGTATTGCCTGAGTCGCTGAGATGCTCAGGCGTTTACTCTGCTCGGCTTCTCCGTGGCTCAGTGCGTCGTGTCATTTGAGTCTAGGCTTCTCCGCTGTTCTCATGGCGCACCTATAACAAGATAGTTAAGACTTGACCAGATGAGGCGCAAAATGGGCCGCGTGAGATGGGCTAAGTACCGGAGAACCCTAGCAATTTACGGTTACGTTTCAACTCATGGGAAGTGTTAACTCTATTCAATCCGGAAAACCGGAGCATTTGAGTGATTAATTAACACTTAACACTTATTTACCTTTCTTAGGGTTGAGGTCAATTAAAAGGTAAATATAATAGGTATTATTGTAGTTAAAGGGGGGGTATAATGGCAATTGGCTGTTAAACTGTAATCCGGCTCAAATACTCGGGGTTTTGGAGTAACAGATGCCTAGACACCTTACGTAAAGGATAGTGAAATGATTAAGAGTCCAGCAGAAACCGCCAGATTGTTCCGTGAACTCAAGGCATTCTTTGAGGGCGATTACCCTAAAGATCAGGCCACTTGCGCCTATTTCGTGGCGGAAATCACGGCCCTCCAGGCAGGTGCAACCGCCAAGCCCGGACCAGCGCCTAGTCGGCGATTTACAATCAGCATAGGCGGACAAGGCTCGTGGGAAGTGGTCGGCGCGCTCGCCGCCTATACGGAAGTCGTAGAACTGTATGACCAGAACCCTGCCAATGGGCGCGCCTTGCAATACAAGTCGTTCACTGTCCAGCTAAGCCAAGGTGGCGGGCAGTGGACAAAGCGATTGACCGACAGCAATGGCAACGAGGTGATCATAACCGTGCAACGAGAGGCACTGGGTGCGGACCAGTACGTTAAGCGCGGCAGACCAGCCAAAGAAAAACAGGCAGAGGAGACGAAAACTGGCACGCTTATTGCTACGCGCGGCGCGCGCTCGCGGCCACAATGACTTAGCAAGGTTCATGCCAAACGCGAATGGCGGAGTTTACGAGATCCGTCCTGATAAGGGTAGCTTGGGACTCCGCTTTTCTCTACAAGCCGACTTAGAATTCGTTTTAGAGAATGCCCGGCAACCAGCCTGGATTACCGCCCGCCCATGCGCCAGCCGCGCCAGCCAACTGCACCGGCGGCGCGGCGCACCCGCGCACACGTAGCAAGACCCATGCCAAACGGAGTGAAAGAAATAATCCGCACGGAGAAAGATTTTAATTGTTTGTTACCGGTTCACGGCTTAGACAGGTTTCAACGGGGCAACGTCCCGCCGCCAGCCCGGCCAAGGGCGCCGCGCAAAACGCGCTAGGCGTTAGTTCCGTGCAAGCCCGGGACCTAAGGCCCACTGACATCAGGTGGGCGGATACAGGACCCTTGCGGTCGCTTATGGGCACTAACCCATGGGCGACCGCAACGATTCTGTTGCATACGGAGTAATACAAAATGGCAAAGTCAAACGCAAACACTGCAGTCGCCGCTACCGAAGCGAAGTCCACGTACCTGGAAACGCCGAAGGCGCAGCGCATGGCCAAGATCAAGCGCGAACTGGCCGACATCGGCAAGGAAACTGGCGCCAAGTCGGTTGCTGAACTGGAAGCCGCGAAGGCCAAGAAGCATCCGACGCAGGCGGCGACGCCTGGACTGGCGCGCGGCCTGAAGTCCACCGACGCCCCGCATTCGCAGAAGGCTGTCAAGGACGCCAAGTCGGCCGCTTCGCCTGCCAAGGCGACCACGAAGACCGACAAGGCGCAAGCGACCAAGGCGGCGAAAGTCACCGCCCGCGCCGAGCGCGCTGCACCGAAGGCCGGAGACACCCGGAAGATCACCATCGTGGACAAGAAGTTCACGTTCGGCCGGGAAGGTTCGGCGCGCCACGATAGCTGGACCGCCTGCACGACCAGCAAGACGGTCACCGAGTACCTCGCCAAGGGCGGCAAGGCAAAGTATCTGCCGCGCTGGGTCGCCGCCAAGGTGATCACGCTGGCCTAAGTCCATGCTTCTTACCGCCCCTAGCCGAAGCTAGGGGCGCATTGAACTATGGAGCAACGAATATGAACCTGCCAACCGACGAGGAGATTGCCGCGCGCCTGGAGGCTATGCGCCAGTATCACATTCGCGAGACGGCTCGCGCATACAACGACCACGTTCGGCGCGTCCAGTTAGGCCGCGCTCTGCCTCTGCGCCCTTGCGCATAACCTGGAGACTACCATGACCGAGTCCGAAGACATCGCAGCACGGCGGAAGGATCTGCTGGAAGCCGGATATTGTGCCCCAATGGCGACCGCGCTGGCCGAGCAGGGCCAGAGCGCCATGACAGCCGCGTCGCTGAGTCAGTACGAGGCGCTGGACCTGTTTCTCACGTGGGAGGGCATCATCGGCTATACGTCGCTGATCGTACTCGCCGTGGACAACGTCCGCACCTTGCACAAGCGGTGACAAACGACGCTGGTCAGTCGGCCCATTGCGCGGCATACTGGCCAGCCACACCAAGGAGAACCTTATGTTAATCCCCACTGGCCTAGCGGACTCGGTTGCAGAGATTGCCGCCGACCTGCCCGAGGCCGTCCTACGCCAGATCATTCTGGCCCTTGCGCCCCGTGCGCCTGTCTCCACGCGTGAACCCGCCATGGCCGAGACCATGCGCAAGCTGAAAGTCAAGGCGCCGCGCGCGAACACTGGCCGCTTCCGGGGCGGTCCTCAGCTCAGCAATCGGCACCGACCGGGGACGTGGCGCTACGCCATGATCACCGCGTGCAAGCGAGCGCTGGCCAGTAGCGACACCACTGACGCCGCTTGCAGCGAAGCGCAACGCGTTCTGGAAAAGGACTTTCCGGATTTCGCCGAAAGGCGAATTGAATGGCCATTCCTGGCCGAACGTGAATACATCATTTTTAGCTAAGGAGAAATGACATGGGAATTCGTGCAAACACATATCCGGGCGTCTGCCGCGATTGCGGCGCCCGCGTGGAAGAGGGTGCGGGTCGCATCGTCAAGGACGAGAACACCGGACGCTGGATCACCTATCACCTGCCCGGAGAATGCCCGGAGGCCAGAGTGCCGACCAAGCCCGGCATCGACGATGGCGCCGCTGACAAGGCGGTTGACCGGGCCATTGGCCTGATTGCCCGCCAGTTCATGACGCTGGTCCCCGCGCTGGTGGAGGAGAACCTTGCGCTGGCCAGCCGCGTCGCCGCTGTCAAGGTCGGCACCATGCCGGAAATCAAGGTGGACGTCGGCCATCACAAGCTGGAGGCTGTCGTGCAGGCGGTTGTCGCTGGAGTGAGCCCCATGCTCGTAGGTCCGGCGGGCTCGGGCAAGACCACGCTGGCCGAGCAGGTCGCCAAGGTGATGCACCTGAACTTCTATATGGCCAGCCGCGTGACCAGCGACTTCAAGCTTCTCGGCTTCGTCACTGCCAATGGGGCCATCGTGCGGACGCCGTTCCGCGAGGCTTACGAAAAGGGCGGCATCTTCCTCTTTGACGAGGTTGACGCAAGCGACCCCGACGCACTCACCGCTTTTAACGCGGCGCTGGCCAACGGACGCTGTGACTTCCCTGACGCTGTCGTGGTCGCGCACAAGGACTTCCATGCCATTGCGGCTGGGAACACCTATGGGCGCGGCGCTGACCGCCAGTACGTCGGCCGCAATCAGCTTGACGCTGCGACGCTGGACAGGTTCACCATGATCGACATCGATTACGATGAGTCGCTGGAACTGGCCCTCGCTGGCAACGCTGACTGGACGCGGCATGTTCAGTCGGTGCGCAAAGCGATAGTCAGCACTGGCGTCCGCCACATCGTTTCGCCACGCGCAAGTATAAATGGCGCGAAGCTTCTCGCCGCCGGTTGGGCTCAGGCCGAGGTTGAGGAGGCGGTGGTCTGGAAAGGTCTGGATGACCAGAACCGGTCGCGTGTTCAGGCCAAGCTGGTGATGGAGAAGGTGCGGTGATCATAGAAATCACAGACAAGTCGTGGCTTGGCCACGCCGACAACCTGCGCGACATCGTGCAATGGCTGGCCGACACGCGGCCGACTTGGCCGACCAAGGCGTCCGTCAGCAACCCTGCCAATCAGTCGTGGGACTTGAACACCGACTACGCTAAGGCGATGCAGTACGCTCGCGATGGTTGGGACGAGGGTGTTCGCAAGCTGGAGGCGCTGCAAAGCAACGACCCGACCTACCTGAAGCCGGTCAAGGCGTACGGAGTCATGGGAGACCACGCCGACATCGGTCGCTATGTTACGGGTGATCCTTTCAACATGGTCCGCCGCGTCAAGGAGCGTGTCGTGAAGCCCGCCGTGACGCTGGTCGTCAACGTCGTAGCATCCGCTGGCGTAAGCGCCAACGAGATGGCGAACTACGGCTCGGCGATGGCCGTGCTGGTCGATCGGCTGGAGTCACGCGGCATCCGCGTTGAACTTTACGGGGCCATCACGATCGATGGCCTCAAGCGCAAGTTCACATTCACGTGGAGCATCAAGCAAGCCGACCAGCCGCTGGACATGGCCGCGATTGCTTTCAGCCTCGCGCACCCGGCGATGTTCCGCCGCCTGCTCTTCGCTGTCATCGAGCGCACCGAGCGGGACATGGTTCACGGCGGATACGGTTATCCGGGAACCACCGAAGCCGGGTTCAGCCTTGTGCCGGACCGCACCGCGCTCTATATTCAGGGCGTAGGTCAGCAGTTCACAAAATGCACCACGATGGCCGCCGCGCTTGATCTTGCCATGAAGCAAATCAACGAGGCTTCGGTCAAGGCTGGCGGCGAACGGCTGGCGGAACTGGAGGAGGAGTATGTCTAAGCCGCACAAGGCGCGGCGCGTGACTTATAGAGTCAGGCGCTGCGCCGAAGGCTGGCTCCCCGTCGTGCTGATTGGGGAGGAGCCTTGGGTTATGTCTGCGCTTCCCAGCAAGCGCGAAGCAAGCGACCGCGCCAAGCGCGAGGCCGCAAGGATAAAGGGACCAGCATGAACTTGTTCGTAACTCACACAGATCCGCTGATTGCGGCACGTGATCTTGACGATAAGCGTGTCATCAAGATTGCGCTGGAGGCCACGCAGATTCTGTCCGCCGTGCTTGACGAGCGCGGTGTGACGGGGTTTTACCGCGTCACGCATAGGCGACACCCGGTTACTCTGTGGGCCGGACGCCGTGCCAGCCATGCCCGGTGGACCTTGCGCTATGGGCTGGCGCTGTGCGACGTCTACACGTCCTGGACTGGCCGAACCCACGCGTGCCAGCCGGTGCTGCGCGCCATGCGCCGCCACTTCCGCTCACCGCTGGAGCCGCTGGAGTTCCAGAACAGCGCGCGCGGCCATGGGTTTGACTTCAGCCACCTGCCGATCACCAACGCCTATCGCGCGTATCTGCTGGCACGCTGGCCCACCGACAAGCGAGAGCCGATCTGGACTGGTCGGCCAGTTCCGGGATGGGCGCTGTGAAGAAGCAACCGACGCGCGCCGCTGTCAAAGCCGTGGAGCTCTTAGCTGATGTGGGCAAGCGACGGAGCCCACAAGAGATTGAACTGCAATGGCGCAAGAAACTGCGCATGATGGAAACAGGAGAATTCGATGGCTAAGGCAATGAATCCCGAATACTACGAGGCTGCGCTCGCAAACGCGCAAAATATCATACAGGCTCAAGCTGAGCGCATAAATGAGTTGGTCGCGATGGTGGAGGAGCTGACCGATAAGCTGGAAGAACTTGAGGACAGCCCGGAGCAGAGTCAAAGCAACGAGCAGCGGGCCAAGGACTTCTCTGATAAGTACGGAGAAGACAAGGCGCGCGAATTCGACGCCATAAAGAAGTTCACAGAGAGAGTTGAAAAAGCGCAGAGAATGAAACAGATACCTGTGGACTGGGCTCCCGACGAGGGCAGGTCCCGTATTCTGGTGACAGTCGACGAGCGCTTTGATACGCAATGCGTTGAGGTCGGCGTTGCGCTCAAGGGCTTCCTTGGGTTGGGCCAGCACATGCTCGGAGTCTTTCGGCTTGACCAGCAAGCGCAGATGTCCATACGGACGTACCGGGGCCAAGAGCGTGACGCCTACCTTGCGGCGCTGGCGCAAGACTTCACCATGAAAATCAAAAACGAGTGCGGCTTGACTGGAGGTCAGGCGGCGGTGGTACTCGGCAAGCTGCAAGAGAAGCTGGTCAAAACATTCAAGGGGTATTGATAAATGGACTGCAAACACACGAACGTCAGCGTAGCCGATAACGGTGAAGCCCGCTGCATGAACTGCCGGACCGTGGTGAAGCCCGCTCGGCAGGTTCAGCCCGCGCCCGCGTACTACCGTTATCTGGAAGACGCTCGGCGGCTGGGCTGGCGCGATGTGGGAGATATGCCCCCGCTTGAAGACGCCTACTATGCCGCGTGGGCCAGCCCCGCAGGCGGTCGCTGGATCGTGATGCGGATTGAAGCCGGTGGGATGCTGCCCCCACAGGCAACCCACTGGCATAGAGACGCGCTGGGTCTGCCCCTTGTGCCCTAGCGCCCGGCGTGCTAGGTTGCTTACTCTTACCCGGCTTGCCTGTTAATCAGGCAGTCGGTTTTGCTTTGGGTCAGTGGGGTCACGATGTCTAAGAAGGGCGAATGGAGCAAGCTGGGAAAAGACAAGCTGCTCTCAAGTGGTATCACAAGTTCAGACGGCACCGCGCTCGGTATGTATGAAGTGGTCAGCGCGGCGCTCTTGCATAAATCCTTTGAGGCGCGGCCCGCGCTGGTCATACCGTACTTTGATGTTGACAAGAAGCCGCTGGAGAGCCGCCCCGGTTGGGGTCAGTTCTATCGCATAAGGTACCTAGACAAGCCCTTCGGCTTCAAGGAGGCCGCTGGCGAGAAAGGCCCCAAGTATAAGCAAGAGCCGAACACTCGCGCTTGCGCCTACTTCCCAAAGTCCATTGAATGGAAGAGCGTAGGCGCTGATACCGACCAGCCTATCATCATCACGGAAGGTGAATTGAAAGCCGCCGCTGGCTGTCAAGCAGGCTGGCCGTGCATCGGCCTCGGAGGCGTGTGGTCCTTCCGGTCAGCCAAAGACGATATGGTCATGCTGCCGGAGATGCACAAAATCGTGTGGCCCAAGCGCATCGTCTATCTGTGCTTTGATAGTGACTTCGTAACCAACGCGAATGTCTGCCTTGCCATGTCGGCGCTGGGCGAGGCGATGCAGAACCTTGGCGCGCTGGTCAAGTTCATAACGCTGCCCGGCGCTAACGATGAGAAGGTAGGGCTGGACGACTTCCTGCTGGCCAACGGCGAGGAAGCCTTTGGCGACCTAGTCAAGCAAGCGCAGAACCTTGGCATGACCTCAGCCCTATGGCGCATCAACAAGGAGGTCGTCTACATCGACAACCCCGGCCTCGTGATAAGCGTAGACGACATGCAGAAGATAGCGGTCGGTGCCTTCAAGGAGCATAGCAAGTGGGCCACCGAGTCCACCTTTGAGGCCCGCCTGCGCCCCAACGGTACGACACAGAACATGGTCGTGCCAGCCGCGCCGGTTTGGATCAAGTGGCCATTTCGTAGAACGGCTCGTAAGCTGACCTACGCGCCGGGCGAAGAGCTCATGACGCCAGAGGGCGATTTGAATATGTGGCGGGGCTGGGGCGTCAAACCCAAGAAGGGCACCGTGGACCCCTGGATCAAACTCACGCGGTTCATATTTAGCGAGTGGACGCAGGAGCAGCTTGACTACTTTTATGACTGGTGCGCGTACCCGATACAGAACCCCGGCGCGAAGCTGTTCGTGGGCGTCGTTATTCACGGCGTAACGCAAGGGACCGGCAAGACGCTCATTGGCTATACGCTGGGCCGCATATACGGAGAGAACTTCAAGGAAATTACCGACGACGATCTGGAGGAAACCTTCTGGGCCGAAAACCGCCAGTTCGTACTCGGTGATGAAGTATCGGGCAAAGACAACCGGCAATATATGAATACGCTGAAGCGGCTGATCACCAAGGACACCGTAACAGTCAACATCAAGTTCGTGCCGCAGTTTGAACTGCCCAACCGCATGAACTTTCTGTTCACGTCCCAGCACGGCGACAGCTTCTTTCTTGAGGATAAGGACCGCCGCTTTCTGGTGGCGGAAGTTGAGGGCGACCCCATGCCGGAGGCCTTCTACAAAGAGTACGACAAGTGGTACAAGGGTGACGGCGCTGGGCACTTGATGCAATGGCTGCTGGACCGCAAGATCAACAAAAACTTCAACCCCGCCGCTCCGGCGCCGCGCACCGCCGCCAAGGAGCGCATGATCTTGTCGACCAAGGGTGAACTCGGTAGCTGGATTGCCGAACTGGCGCAATACCCTGAGCAGGTGCTTCTCTTTGGCGATATGCGGCACACGCGGGACTTGTTTACGACTAGCGAACTTCTGGGTATGTTTATGAGCAGGCATCCTAACTCTACCAAGGTCACCGCGGTTGGGCTGGGGCGCCAGCTTACGGCGGCTGGGTTCTAT